ACAGGTCGCAGGTCAGTCGTCAAGTTCAGATAGCAAAGTTTTTATGTCTAGCCCTGCGCAGTCTATCTTACGCTTATCAACGTGGTAGTGACTGACAAAGCCTCGCTCTTTGCCATAGGTCCATTGCTGTTCATAAACAGTAGAGGTTTTGCCAAACTGGTTTAGTGGTGTTTGCAAAGGGACATCGCAGGCGTTATGTACTGCTGACCACAAAGCCTTTAGTGCTTCTATCTGAACTGGGTAAAAACCCAAGAAGGGCTGTATTTCACTGAAATGAACTCTCGCATCGTCAATTAATGGTCTTTCCCCAAAGCCTCTGCGCACATAGGTATCCTGATACTTTGTGTAAAAAGCATTGGAGATCTCTACGCCAACAGACTTACGATTAACCTTGCCTGCGTGAAAAGCAGCATGCTGCATATCAAGAGTCTGGTAGATTGTGCCGTCATTGTCGATAAGAAAATGAACACTTATGCCGCGCTTATCTAAAACTTTTTGGCATTGCGTAGAAGACAGGCAAGCGTCCCAGTGATTAACAAACAACTTAACATCTCTTTGAGGTCTCGCTGTGTAGTCGTAGTAGTTACCGGGACGTGCCATAAGACCGCCGCGCTCAGACCACAACACAAACTTGTCCCACTTTATTGGTGTAAAGTTGCCATTGTAAACAATGTAGTTTGAGTAATGTGGGTCTGTGGGTTCGTAGTCGTCAATGTTTTCTTGGCGCTCGGTCCAGAGGCAACGGAATGTGTTTGGTCCACACAAACCATCGGCACCCAGACCATAGCGCTTCTGAAAACGCTTAATTGCTCTTACAAGTTTATCATCAAAATACTTTTCACCAAACCAAGTTGGATCCCAGCCAAGGCTTTGTGCTGATGATTTGTTGTAAAAGTCTTTGTCCATCTATTCTAGTACTCCTAATACATAATTCTCTAATATCAAGTAATAATTAGAGTGTTGCACACTAATTTGCTGTAACATCTTTTTGTCGATAATGATTTTGTCATCAGTATTACAACGTATTGAGACATCATCAGCAACAGCGAGAACATCTACAACTAAGTAGTCTTCTGTAGGGGGTTTGTAGTCATCAGGTAGTAAAATTCCTGAGTCTGTCTTTTCCTGTGGTGGAGAGTATCCTACCAAAATGTGTCTATTAACTGGTCTTAACACGATTCACCTCCTGAATTATAACTTTTTCGTGTATTTTATATTCGTCAACATGCATAAAAACCATTGCTCTGTTATTGCATTTTTTGCAATACATCTGAACTACCATATTTCGAGCGGCGCTGGCTTGCCCCTCAGATGCTGGTAGCCAATGGCAGCACGAACACCTGCCGCTCTTATTGGCAAGACGCAATTCTTTTTCCATAAACAAGTGATTAAAATTCATGTTACCTCCCTCACATCATACATGATTCACCATCACAAAACTTAGTTCCTTCTCCACCTTCTTCGGTGTTAAAACGCTGAACCGGGGTGATGCCTTCACTCATCTCTTCGTATTGTTCTCGGGTTATTGGCTCGTAAGGAGCCTGGACATATCCAGTCTCTTCATAGCGCAAGAATGATACAGCCTTTAGTCTGGTCTCGTACATCTCAAGAGCGGTCTTAATATCCGCTGCTTCTTCGGGTTTAAAAGTCACAGTGATTGAGACAGAGTTATCCGCCCAGTAATGCTGATACTGTGCTGCAATCTCTAGCTGCTCCCACATTGTAATTTCTCTCTTGCCCTTGACAAAATGTTCTTCATGAACTGGGAACTCTACACACATTGTATTGGGTGAGTAGTGGTCTGGTTCAATCTTATATCCCGCTGCCGCGAGAGCGGGAAGCATATCACTATCAGCCGCAAAACGAATACGACGAATGTAGTATTCATCTTCGGGGTAATGGATGCCGGGGGTAGAGCCGTTGAGAAGCGAAACTGTGCCAGAAGGCTTGATACTTGTCATTCTTACTGATTTTGGAATACAAAGCCAATCAGAGTATTCTGCGTCCAACTCCTTTACGTGCTCGTAGGCATTGTCACACCACTCCAAAACTTGGCGGCGACCAAACTTGTTGAAAGCCTGAACAACACCAGACTGTGACAAGCCAATACGACGGTTCTTTAACATTTTAGCATTGGTCTCGGGCCAATGTGTGTTAGCAAGTGTGACGGTCTTCCCGTAGAGATATGCAATCTTGAGGGTTGCAAGGTAATCCTCATAGGTTTCATGCTTTGCAGGGAAAGTCTCAACAAGACAACAAAGCTCAGCATCTTCTAGCTGCTGCTCAACGCATGGGTTAAAGCCCATAACGTTTTTATCATCGTCTCTTGGAGGGTCAGCAAAACGACCGCGAGTTCTTGCGTTGTCAAGCCAGATGTACCCTGGCTCTCCGTTCTTCTGTGATTGTTCAGCGTGCCAAGTATAGTCCTGACCAACAAGTGCGTGGAAGGAGTTATTGGAACCCCAGCGGTGGTGGGCAAGTTTCTCAGAATCATTCTTCATCTGAAGATATTCGCGATCTTCGTGGTTGCCAAGAGCCAATGCAGCAGAGCGACGAACATTGCCAGCAACAACACAGCGACCGATCAAGTTCTCAGTATCCACAATATCAATAGAAGTTATTTGTTCGCCGGCGCGATCAGAGTAAAGCTGTCCCAAATGCTCATGTAGTTCACGAAGAGGTCCAGAACCGCTGGATGTGCCGCCAAAACCATTTATAGGAGCGCCATAGGGTCGTATCGCAGAGTAATCAAAGTTGGGAACTTTTGTGCCAAACAAGTACCCATTCAAAAGTATCTTTACAGAATCAACCCAGCCTTCGCGGGAGTCTGGAATAGTGTAAGTTTCATTAGTAAACTCTGGCTCTTGAATTGTTAAGGTGCCTGCACCAAGAGTATCAAAGCCCACACCGATACCAAGCATAAGGGCGTCCATCATCCAAGAAAAAAGATAACCACCCTTTGTGTTAAGTTCTCGGGTTGAACGAAAAGCACAGTTAAATAGTCCAGCAGCAGTGCGGGTGTTAACAAACTTTGTTCCCATCATCCACAAGCCACGTCCAGGGGGTGTCCACTTAAGAGTAAACAGGCGCTCGTATGCATCCTTGGCAGTGCGCTGCGCTTTCTGGTCATTCCATTCAAGACCAAGCTTATAAACGTGCTGCTTCTGCATCTCAAACATGCCCTCAATAACACGACGGCATGTTTGAAACCACTCTTCAGTGCCGGTGGCGTTTTCATCAAACTCGCTTAGTCTGCGGGCATAAGTGCGCTTAAACGTAACATAGCCGAGAGGTCCCCAGGGGACTTCACGCTCCTTGTACTGGTCAATAAATGTATCTGATAACTTAAATCTGCGAATGTGTGATCTCATTTGGCTTTACTCCTTAGCTTTCTGAATTTATCATACTTGTTTTTTAATATTTCTCTTTGTCCCTTCATATCAATTGCAACCGGACTGGTTACAACTTGTGGTGCCGAGCCGGCAGAGACAACTGGCTTGGCAAGAATCTTTATACATACATTGGATGTATCCATAAAAAGATCGTAAACCATACCATCTGGTCCGTTACGATTCTTTGCAATAAACATTTTTGCTCTATTGTTTTGCTTGTCCTCGATTGTACGCGAGAGCGTGCAAATGAAGTCAGCGACGAAGCACTTGTTGAATGCTTCACTAATCTGCTCCATTGTTACAACTTCTGCATTGAGACCAGAACGGTTGGTCTGAGATGCAGTCCAAACAGGGCAGTTGAACTCATTAGAAAGTCCTCGTAGTTCCTCGTAGATTGACTCCAGTTCCGTTCGTTTTTCTTTTCGGACTACTACTGGGCGTAACAAATCTGCGTAGTCTACAATGACCATACCGGGCTCTATGCCCCTTTTAACCAAGCGGGACAAGTGAGCCTTGATTGTGTTTGTGGAAGCAGACTTCGTTGGATATTCTTTGACGATTAGAGTTCCATCAAGATTCTTGATCTCTTCAAAGATTTCATCCTTGAAATTGCTGAGATCGGATAGAGGATACTTTGTGATACAAGAATCGTAGCGACAAGCAACAACCGTGTCTTGCAACTCCAAAGTGTAATGAACAACAGTCTTGCCCTCTTTGATAGCTTGAGATCCAAGGTGAACAAGAGCCATAGACTTACCTGCCCCAGTGGGAGCAATAACGACGCCAAGCTCATTTCTACCAAGTCCACCACTTGTAATGTTGTCAATTTCATCCCACCCTGTTGTAACTGGCAATCTAAACTTTGGCTTGTATCGCTCTTCAAAGTCTGCAATGAAGTCATGGCCAAAGTTATTCTCTGACCCCAACTTGAGGGCATCGTTGATAACCTTTGAAATCTCGTCAAACGAACAAGTTTGAAGCAGATTTACAGACTTCATCATGGCTTCTTTCAACTTTTGCTTACGGCAGAAGTCAAGAGAGGTCTCCTTGATATAATCTATATCGTCCGCTATCTCGTTTGTGTGAACTCTCGCAAAGTAATCACGAACTTGCTGCTGTGTAACTTCGCTTTCACGGTCAAGTTCTGTCCGCAAGATCGAAATCATAGCATTCGTTGACGGATGCTTTCCATACTTTGTTCTGTACTCAACAATCTTCGCAACAAATGCACGAAGATATTCAAGCTCTAGAAACTCAACGTCTAGAACTTCTGTAATCTGGTCTGCGAAGGGTCTGTCCTCAAATATGAGTTGAACAAGCCCTTCTTGGAAGGATTTTCCATACCTTCCAAAGTCTGCTTTGTGTGCAAGCATATCTCTCCTAGGTCTCGCACTACTAAATATAACATACCTAGCTCAAAAGTCAAGCAGAGTTAGAAGTTTTTTTTACTCTTGACGCTGCCTAACTTTTTCTACCAGTTCTTGCAGGACCAGTAGCGAGCTTTCAATTTGGAGCCTGGATTGTCGCAGTTGTGACGAGCACGGAAATTCTTTCTACGTCCCTTCTGCTTACGCTTGATCTTCAATCCAGCATCTCCATAACGGATGATCTTTTCTGTCCCACCGTCGCATGCCTTGACGACAAACTTCTTCTTGCCGTGACCTGCTTCACCCTTACGAATACGTCGGGGCGAGTTGCACTTCATCTTATCCTTAGCGGACTTCTTCTTTTTCTTCTTTTCGTCAAGAACAGCTTGGTATTCTTCTCTTATAATCACAGAAAGTTGATTTCTAGTCATATTACCATAGGTTTCACAGGGAGTATTTCCGCAGCCACAGTTCATGCCTTCTTCGATGTTTTCTTCTTTTAGATCTTCATCGTCAGAACGATCAACGATGTCATCTATATCATCAGCCTGTGCAGCATGCATCTTTGATGAACCTTTTAACTGCTTTGAAATCTTTTTTAGTTTCTTTTCATCAGCTTTAGAGTGTGATTCATCAAGTGCTTCCTTTATCAACGCATGTAATTCTGTTTTGGTAAGTTTCATTTTTTCTTTTTCTTTCCTTTCTTTTGTGGGTCAGTCTTGACATATGTGGGTTTTGCGGCACCAGTCTTCTTTGTTTGATTTGGATCTTTCTTTCTCTTTCTCCTGCCAGCGGATTCTCTTTCTTTCTTGCTCATACTGCTGTATTTCTTTCTTGAAACACATTTAGGTGTAGTCTTTTGTCCTGGCTGTCTGGCGCAAGGCTTTCCATCATACTTGCCGCCAGCTTGTCGCCAGCCCCCGCCCTTGAACCATTGATTTAGGTTCTCTTCGTCTAGTTCTATTTCCTCGTCCTCATTAATTTTTTTTTTATTCAACTTCATAACTGCTGCGTATTCTTCACGAATAATCTGTAGCAAATGATCATCAAACTCTATACTTTCTTTCTTCTTTGACTTGTTGCCCCAGTTGGCAGCACCAACTTTACGGCATTTGACAAGTGCGCCACTGGCGTAGGCAGATGGCCACACGTCGTAGCGAGCCTTTACCTTATGATAGCAGGCATCTTTCTTACCACTGCTCTTCTTCTTTTTCTTCTTGCGCTTCTTTCTTTTTTCATCTAGCTCAATTTGTTCTGATTCAGATACTTGTTTCATCTTTTTGCGCAGACTTTTCATATTATATTTACCTAACTTAGATAGTTTGGTAAGCTGTTGTAGGGCGGCAGCGCTTCTATTCTTGACGTATTCGGCTTCAAGTTTTGCAATTTTGCTTGCATTTGCAGCCGCCTCAAGTATAGTGTCATCAATTTCGTAGAGTTCTTCCATTTACTACACCTCGGTAGTAAATAGTGTCACTTATCATTACATTCCCTTGAAATCTTGTTTAGGAATGTTTTTAGTTCCTCCCAGTTCAACTCACCAAATCCGTCTTCGATCATTAGCTTTAGAAGCTCAGTCTTGTGAAAGTCACACTCAAAGTTCTCCAGGGCATAGTCAATGGTTTGTTTGCCCTGCACTGAAATAAGCGGAGAATACAGCTGCATCATGTCATAATTGTGTTCAATCAACTTTCTTGACTCTGCGATGGTTTTGAAAACTTTTAGTTTTGATTCTGTGCTCTCACAGTATTCAATCAGTTCGTCAATTGTTACGCTTCGCTCTTCCTTCATAAAAGGAAGCTTAGTAGCGATGGTCTTCATGCCCACGCGATTGACACCCGGTAGGTTGTCGCTAGCATCACCATCCATAGCACGAGCAAGAGCCATATTTGTTGGATGAATGCCAAGGCTTTCAATCACAGTCTTCTTGGTTTCAATTTTGTCAGTGGTTGGTCTATATACAACCGTCTCGTCGTCGCAAAGCTGTAGAAAGTCTTTGTCGTTTGAAACAATTACCTTCTGCCAACCGTCGTAGTGTCGAGAGTTGCAAACATAAGAAATAATATCATCTGCTTCTACTCTCTCAAGGATAAGTTGGATAATAGGCATTTGGTTAAAGTATTCAATAACCTGCATCTGCTGCCATACTTTGTTCTGGATCTCTTCGTTCTCTGTCAGGTTGTGTACAGAGCGATTAAGACGCAGAGGCTTACGTCCCTCTTTGTACCCAGAGTTTAGGGTTTTGCGCTTTTGTGAGCCATTTGGTCCATCCCAGCAGATTACAATTTCATTTGGCTTTGTGATTCTTACAAGCTTTTGTAGAATCTTGATAGATCCCTTGATACCACCGATTGGCTGTCCGTGCTGTGACAGACTAGGATCAACGATGAACGCCCTCAAAAACATATTGAGGGCGTCGATAACAAGTACACGTTTCATAGATTACCTCCACCCCATAATATAACAGGGTGGAGGCACGCTGTCAAGAGGCTTTGTCTACCTCATAGAAATCGGAGGCATCACCTTCGCGCTTGTCGAACTTCTGCACGACCACTTCATCCATAAAGTCCATGACGTGCTTCTTAAATTCTTCGTCCTTCTCAAGAAGGTCAACCCACTTACTGGGCTGGAACCGCTTCATATACTTGCCATGCTGGAAAGTATACCAAGAGCCTGAGACGGTCATAAAGTTTTTAAGTGCCTCGAACCAAGATGCCTCATCTTGAACGCCTACCTCATCTGTACCCCATAAGATACGGAAGGTACAATTCCTGCCCTGAGTTCCAAAGCGAGACTTCTCCAACTTTACCTTGACCTCGGATCCAATACGGAATCCGTTTTCGTCTTCGATGTATGCTGCCTTACTTCTACGACCTGTGAGCCAGATACGAAGAGAGTAAGAGTAGTGCATCGCCTTGCCACCGGGAGTGATGTAGGGGGTAGTCATCGCAATCTGTCGAGCCATTGGACCCTGTGGAATATTGGTCTTCAATTGATTGAGGACAAGGAATGTTGCACGCTTATCAGCCAGAGGCACAATCAGCTTTGACATGCCCTTTGCGAGAATACGAGCCTTTGTGGCCACAGATGATTGTGGGTTGAAGTCACCTTCGACATCCGACACTGATGGAGTAAATGCAAGAGAGTCCCAGATAAATAGCATCTTGTCGTCCGTTGCCCCAAGAATGTCTTCAATTGTCTCTAGCACAAACTCTACAGATGGTGTCTGGATATACATAAGTGATTCTAAATCACAACCCGCCCGCTCCAAGAAAGCAGGGTCAATTGCAGACTCTGAATCAAAGTACACAACTCCAATCCCCATCTTCTGTGCGTTTGCTGCAATCTGTGCAGCAAGGAAGGACTTACCTGTTGCCTCAAGTCCTGCAAGTTCTGTTACCTTTCCAACTGGAATGCCTGCATACTTGCCCTTGCAGATAATAGAATCAAGCCAGCGAGATCCTGTGGGAATCCATAACTTTACTTCTGTTGGGTTGTCTTCACGAAGGTCATGCGCCACATTGCGCTTTGCCTTTTTGTTTATCATTGCTCTAAGGTCAGACATAGATACACGCCCAGCCTTAGCTTTTGCTTTAGCCATATAGTTCTCCTTATTTAGTTTTTCTTTTCTTTATTTTTCTTTAATTTGAGCCGAAGCTCATTAGTAATTATAACACACAAGAAGCAAAAGTGCAAAGAAAAACCCCCACCTTTTTACGGGTGGGGGAGGCTGGAGCGGTACGCTTTTACTAGCCAGCCATCAACTCGTCAAATGCCTTATCCACGCTTGACTTCTTGTTGGTGTTATACTGAGTGGTTTCGCGAGACCGTGACTCAGCAGACTTATCACCTGATAGCATTGCGTCTAGGATACCATTGACCTCTTCGGTCGAATGACGAGTGAATAGTGAATTAATATCCGGCATGTTCTGAAGCAGACCGGGGATTGCATCCTTATCTGCCAGAAGCGGACTGGTGTTACGGCGCATCTTCATGTTGGTCTTGGGGTATGCGCCAGGAGCAGTCGGCTTTGTGTATGTGATAGTAATATCAGTTCCACCGGTGGGATCCGTGATATCTCCATATTCTGGGTCGAGAATGTAGCCCAGTAGAAGTTCATAAGCCTGCTTGCCGTAGCCATAGACCTTGACTCCATCCTCTTCCATACCACGAACGACCACTGGCGAGAAGTAACGAGTACGAACAAAGAGTGACTTTGCAAGCTTCTTGGTTTCCTCATCGTTGTTTTCGGTGCCGTCGCGCCAAAGCTGTGACGCAAAATCACAAATTGGACAAGCTTCACCAAAGTTGCGCTTTGGACACATCACACCGCCACGGTGTCCTTCGATGTTGTAGTGGAAGAAGATTTCCTTTAGTGGATCTCCATCTGGTGCGGGGACAATACGAACGTCTGTATCTCCCTCTTCTGGCTTGAACCATACACTGGTTCGATCGCTCTTTCCTTCTCCACGAAGTGCGGCGAGCTTCTTCCGCATAAGTTCCATGTTGATTCCCATAGTGTTCTCCTTGTGTTGGGCTATAGTATGACGAGCGTTCCTCGCCATCTTAAGATAACACGCTCTTCAAGTCTTGTCAAGCGTAATTGTTTTGGGTGATGTTTAGAGCGTTCCCTTGCTCATCTCTAATGTAACGTGATCAGCGTCGGCTGTCAAGAGTGTTTTGTCCTTGAATGTAGTTTGTGTGTGCTACGCAGAACCCAAAGTCTGTTTCATAGGGCGACTCATAAATAGCATAAGTCACATTTTTGAATGCATTTCTGGGTTTACTTTTGAGACTTTGGACGACCTTCGAATGAAGCTTTCCGTCGGTCTCTAGACGCTTTTCCGCTATACATAAATAGTATGCTACGTCACGATCTTCCTCTAATTTATAATACCATTGTTCAGAAAGCTTGTCTACTGAAACGACACCAACAGAGCGTATTTTCTGCACTTCTGATGGCTTTGTTAGGTTGCCAACGAGCGCCTCCGTGTGGTCGAAGACATTTAGATAATGAACAGCATAGTAGATGTTCTTGTTGATCATATCAAAATATTTTTTTATTGGGATTTCGCCTATTGTCTTCTCAATTGCCGGGTTTGACAAGATTGTGAAACTCTTAAAAAGCCCAGACCTCGCATATTCCTGTAATATACCAAATATTGCCCTCTCTTGCAACCTAACATCGCCTATTAAAAGGTCTACGTCGGGCTTGATGTAAAAGATCTCTATCTCTTTGTCTCTTATCTGCTGTAGGATTGCAAGCGTGTAATTTGCCGAGAATGATGACCCGCAAACAAACACTTGAACCCTGTCCTGTACTGCCTGTAACGTTTTATAAGACGAAAGCTTAGGCGCTTTCTCCTCACAATCTTCTGCTTTTTCTACTCTTGGTAAATCTCTTGTGTATTTTGTGTTGTCTCTTCCCTCCGAGAACAAAAAACAATTATATTCTTTGTGGTCTCCAAACAACGACACAATATTACATCCAGCATCGCCTATTCCTATCAGCGATATCATAACTTCAACTCCTTCAACTCTCCGTAATTCTTACCTGCTTTGACATTTGCTCTAAACGAACCAAGTTTATTGTTTTGAAACACCTCCTTCAACTCTGGTATAAGATATCTGTCATTCTCATGGATGTCAAGTACAATTTCATCATGGACGATGAAAGCAACGTGAGACTGTGTGTCCTCAAGAAGCTTGTCAAGTTCAACTGCACGATCGATCGTAAGATCGGCTGTCGTACTCTGAATGATGTAATTGAAAGCGCGCCGTTGATCGACCTTGATCTTTCTCTTGAATGGAGTCTCGATACGATCACCATAGAAGTAATCCCCGATCACTCGCTCTCTGCTGTAAACGGAATCATTGAGCGAATTGTCTTCGTTGTTATAGAACGACGCGAAGAATCTCACTTTGGCTTCCTCTCTATCTATTGGATGATCGCCATATAGATGTTTCATGTTCCACTGGTGGATATCTTCATCAGGCTGTTCTACACCTGAGAGGGCCAAGAAAGTTCTAACTTCTGCGCCGTTGTAATCAAACGACACAAGCCAATCGTTTGTGGGCTTGACGATGGAACGCAATTTTGACTTCATCGTGAGAACAGGAAAGCTATCTTTATTGGTCGTCAGACGCCCTGTAACAGTTCCAAAAATATTATAGTCAACGTAGTGCGACTTATTTTTTACAAGCTTCTGTATGTCCTGCCTGTCCGCTGTAGAGGTCATAAGGCTGCGACAACCATCAACATTGACGTTCAACTTCTGGTAACCGATCTTGTGGATCAGTTTATAAGCACGATCAAGATGATCATAGTTCTGTGGTTTGCTGTGATTGACAAACACATGCTCTGTAATTTTATTACGCATCTCACAAAATTGAAGCAAGAAGTCGCTTGGCACGAGATCAAAGAAACAATTCTGGCGCAAGTCAATCTTGGCAATCTGAAACGACTTCAGATAAGCTTTGAAAGTTTTTTGTAGTTCTGTAAAATCATCTTTCAGATACTCTGGGCATACATCTTGTAATTTTTGTCCGCCACATCGTAACCAAGCATACTCAATACTTGAATCTTGAACTGAACCTGTGTATTTCCAAGTCTTTGATAGACCTGCTGGCATGCTATCAAAATACAACTTGCCATCAACATACACGCCAACACACTCTGACTTATCGTCAAGGGTTTGAAAGATCATTATTCCTCACGTCGTCTTCTTTGTCTTTCAGTAACATAACTCAAGGATCCTATGCTGTCAAACGGTTGATTTACAATTGTTTCAAAAGTCTGTAGGCAGCTTGATAATCCTCGTATTTTATATAATCTGATACAATCATCAATCAATCTTTTTTGCTCAGCATGTGTCAACTTTTTATCTTCTTCGATTATTCTTATTTTAAAGTACAAATTCAGTAATCTTTCTTCATTGAATTGGTTATTAAATGCCTCAACATTGATTTTTTTAATTTCTATGTATCTCGTTTGTTGCACTCCATTGCAATCAAAAGGCTCAGCATAAGATATGGCATTTTGATTATACAAATTTAATAAATAAAATTTTAGTTTGTTAAAAAATATTAAATCAGTTCTACCATAAGTTTCATTTAAAATTTGATCTGTATTTAGTAAACCATATACTCTGCTATATTGTAAACACTCACTACTTCCAATATCTGCCACTAATCTCCAAGGTATTAATTTATCTATCATGAAACCGTATGATCGGCAAGCGTTTAAATAAAATTCCCAATTAGGGCTATTAATAAATTGCTCTATCTTTCCGTTGTCATCAAAGTAATCAGAATCTGCTATTTCTATGCTGAGTCCAGAAACAGAGATCGGGCAGAATCGACTCTTGACAAAACCAGCAAATGTAATAGGATATAACTTGAGCGACTCTTCCAGTAACGACTCCAGTGCAACCATAAATTCATTTAAATTGTTATAACGTCTTTTCTTCAACTGTCTAGAAAAACTATTAAGTTGTGTTTGCAGAAAAGATCCGTGTAATTCTTCAGGATTCTGAAAAGCTTTGTAAACTTTCAATTGACTTAAAAATGGGTCATCTGCTGATATTTTTCCAATTGTTACACATTTTTGAAATTGTGTTGCGAGTCTTTCAAACATATCAACAACAAAATTTATTGCTTGGGGCGGTGTACCTTCTGCATTGATTGGATTAAATGTTTTTAATTCAACTAAACTATTATTAAAGTAAATCGGTTTAAAATTTCTAGATACTCTTCCATATAAAAATTTTTCTCCAAAATTAAAATTGACTAAATTTTTATAATTTGAGTTTTGTGAATCAAAATCATAAATAATTCTTTTATTAAAAATTCTTAATGTTGTTTCATCTTCTTTTTCTACATATATTTCAGACATTATTGTGTTCTAACTCCGCATTTTTTAACTTCGGCGCCACCTGAACCTGCGGCACTTGAGTATTGTTTTTGTTTGCTCTCCTCTTCTGAATCCAAAGATTGTACCCACTTGGCTGTTATTGATGTATTCATTTTCCCAGGACCAAAATCATGTTCAGAGGAAATAATCATGTAATATCCACCAATACCCAAATCAGTTAAATCAAATTTATCTATATCAAATTGCCCCAATGATGGAGAAAAACCGCGTGGCTCAACAAAAATATAAGTACCAGGGAAAGCATGAATATTACAAAAAGTTTCAATATTTACATCATAGATTTCTCTTAATTGGTATAATCCTTGGTAGCCTTCTTGTTCAAATCTAACTTCTTTCAATCCAGGGGAATCAGTCTTGTTTAATTTAATAGTTTTAACAATTCCTCTATCTCGACCCATTATATAATGAAAAACTCCGTTTTTTTGATCTTGCGATCTTTCTCCTTTTAACAATTCAGGTGGAGCACTACGACCAGCGTAAAAAATGAAGAAATGATTTTCGTTCTCTGGACCCAAATTGGATGGCGCAAGCATTCTATGTCCTCCAATATTTAATACTGGACGCTGAGAGTCGTCCAATAAATCAATGTTCAATCTTTTTGTTAATCTTCCTATTTCTGAAGAATTTATCAATGTTGAAATATCGTCTTTATCTTGCTCTGGTTGCCTATAAGAAGTTACTGTAGATTGGAATAATCTAGTTTTTTGTTTTATATTAAAGTCATAACAACTATCATCGTTCAAAAAATTTCTAACTAAATTATTTACCAAATCATTTAAAAATTGAATTAATGGGTATGTCGCTGAGTCTTTTGCAAGCACTTTGCTTGTAAGCCATTCGTTAAAATATGCTAAAGATACTGGAATATCAGCCATGCTAACTCTAGAAACCTGCCCGACATTTTTATGATTTACAATTTCAACGGGACCAAGCACAAGTCTGAATTTTTTGAATTGTGTTTTAGAGTTTACTAATATTTCTTTTTCTTGTTCTATTAATTCAGGATCTATTTCTAATTCAGCGCCGCCGCCTCCGGTGTAAACTTTGGGAAGGTCAGAAATTGAATCCAAATTTTTACCAATTTTTTCCAGAACAATATCAATTAAGTCACCCAAAAAGAAAAAAGGAATTTGACGATTATCAATACCAGAGATCTTGAAAGAATTCTTCAAGCCTTTTTTATCTTTGTCTTTCGCACTATCAAATTTTTTATTAAATGCTTCTTCTAAATCTTTACTTATTGACTCTGAAGTTATAGAACCATCAGTAGTAATTTTTTGCTTAATATCTTTAAATTCGAAAAATGGTCCTGCTGATATCAAGTCATCAAATTCACTTTTACTTAAATTTAAGTAATAAACTAAATCATTAACCAGCAACTCAGTTGTCAAAAATTGTAAACTTTGAATCTTATCTTTTTTTAATTGCGCTGCATCATTCTCAATAAATTTATTCAATATTTCAACATCATCTTTGTCAACACAATTTTTTTTCTGAGTTCTAATACCAAGCTCTCTTGATATTACTCTCTTGTTTATATCTGAATCTGCGAAAATGTTCATTCTTGCTTTATCAAAAAATTCTTCAATATAAGCATAATACTCTATGTTAAATTTTACGGCGCCGGTTTCGTCAAAATCAAAAGTATGGGTGACTGGCGTAAGATTCAATGTGACATAGTTATTTTGAACTGCTGCTCTTATGTCATCAAAATTTGCGGTAACTTCCGCATCTGGAACCGACAAGCCGACGATTGCTTTAATTCTAAAATCTAATTCTTTACTTTGTGTTTTTTCTTTTATGGCTTTTCCTGTCTTTAGAGCTAAATCAATATACCTATAGCCTCTTGAGTCATCCAATAACTCTGAAAAATTATTTGCTGTTATTGTTAGACTTGCTCTTATGCTTTTTTTAACTGAAAACGGATTGCTTCCTTCATATTTAAAAGTAAAGTTCTGTAATCCAACTCCAAAGCCCCTTTTATCTTTCCTATCAAAAATACTACTAACATCACTTTTTCTAGCAAAAGTATCAAAAGCAAATTCAGTTTCAATTTCGGAGTTTCCATCTGGCGCAACCCTAAATAATCTTATAGTTGGTTGTAAATGTGCCAATTGTGCGTTCGTCGCTTCAAAAAAATTAACCATAGAGCCATATTGTGTTAGTTTGTTTATGAATGCATATGGTCTTCCATCTACTAAAAGACTAGAATTATCACCATCATCGCCGGTTTCATATGGCAGCTTCTTTGATGTTTGTTCTTGAATGCTTCTCAGCATTGCTGCTGTAAAGTCCATTGGATCCACTCCAACATCATCTACCCCTGTGGTATGGGCTTGGTGAATTTGTGATAATTGAAAAATCAGTGCAAGCATCGCACATTGTTCTTTAAACTCTTTTGGAATCTCTCGTAGTAAAGGGGTTGTCGCACCTGTTTTTGGGCCAATTTCATTGCTAAGATTCTCTCGTGCTTGCTGTACCTCCTCTGGTGACATATCACTAAATTCACCACGCTTCATGATTGCATCGTCTAGTGCATCAGTAGCAATAATTTTTTGCTTTTGTTCTATTGACCATAACTCTTCAGCACATTTTCTTGCGCCTTGCTGTGAATCTGGTGCTCCAACAATTTCTGCTAACGAACCTAAAAGCTCTTGTAGTTCATCTATTTTTTCCTTTTGAACGCTATCAATATCGTCACTTTCTTTTACTGTGTTGGCAGAAGTGGTCAGATATAAAATTGATTTAAAGATATTATCTGGAGAATTTTTATCATATTTTCCAGAATCTAATTCTCTTTTTATTGCCTCATCGGTCGCATCACCAAACCCAAGAAAAACATACTCTTTATCTGCTGCTCTACCAGTTTCTCCAGAAAAATAATAATGAGAAAGTTTGTATGCATCATTTAAAGTTTGTTTTTCTATTGGTCTACTAAGGTCTACATTATTCATGAATTGAAAACTGCTTGGGTTTACAAAATATTCAGGGGGTGCAACGCTATCTGTAATCAGTTGAACATATTCATCATATTCAGCAAGTTGTGATTTTAGTAGATTAAATTTCTCTTTTTGTGATTTTATATCACCATAACATTCCTCGATCTTAGAACAATTTTCTTTAATATGTTCTTTAAGATCTTCTGTAGCTGCTGAGTCATAATCAACAAAACATTTTTCTCTTGGTTCTTCCTCTTCTTCTGATGAAGACCACCAACCGAGTGCCATTTTAAACCCCCAAAACTCTAATTATTTCTTCTAAATTCAATGGTATGTCCAAAACATCTCCAATTTTGACGTTTGCTTCTGTAGGATATCCATTATACCATGCGATAATCCACCATAGTTTTGGATCATCATAATACTGACAAGCAAGTTTGTAAAATCTGTCACCATATTTCCATATGTATGAGTCCGTTGCCAAACCAACTCTTTCAAATACCTCTGGATTTTTTAAAAGAACCGTTTGCATGTGACGAATAGCTTTTAGTCCCCTCTCTTGTGTAAGAGGAGAGTAAAAGTCAGCCTCATTGTTAGTCACTTTTACACTACCATATCTTGACATTTAATTTACCTCAATAATAATCATCTACAAAATCAAAGTTTGGATTCTCATCACTATATCTATTCTTAATAATATCTATTTGTTTTTCATCGCCCACTTCGGACACACCAATCATCGCACTCTGAATGTAGTCTGTTTTTGATTCAGAGTATTTGCCTTTGGATATTTTTCTAGCATCTCTTTTTAATCTTGCATTTCCAAACATACCACCATATCTAGCTTCTGCGTTTGCTATGGCAGCTTCTGCTTTTTCTCTTTCTAGTCTTGCTTTTTCTCTTGCTGAGGCTGCTGCTCTATCCTCTTTATATTTTTTCCTTGCTGCTTCCAGACCTTCAGATGGAGCCTGCGCCCCAACACCTTCAGGTCCCTTAATATTTGGATCACCTTGTGCCCCATATGGGAACAAAGAAGTGTCCTTTTGATCACCAGTTGATAATTTACCAAAGTTATTGTTTGCGTCCCAGCCCAGCGGACCTTCGTGAATTGGATTAAACCCGCCCACGCTTACTTCTATTAGTTTAGGTAGAATTGTTCCATCATTCTTTGATTCACCATCTCCGTCTAAATAGTGAAAGGCACCATGATCTGAATTCTCTAAATTGTAATTGAAGGTTACGTCGCTAAAAAATCCTAAAATTCCTTCACCACCAGCACCGTAACTATTATAAAGTACGGTTGCGTTAGTTTCTGAATTCGCAGCAGCTTTTTCTGTAGACTGTGCCAAGTTCATTATTTTTAATCTCAATAATGGTCCCTGAGATAATACCTTTGCTCCACCAACATCAGTATAGTTTGGATACATAAATTGTGCTAGTTGTTGTGCTTTTGCTAGGTTAGCATAAGCCTCGCCTTCACTAGCAGCAGGCATTTTAAAACCAAATGATATTCTTCTGGTTGTTTGTTTAAAATTGTAAAGGGGATCTGCTCTACCAAACACTTGCTCTGAATTCCAATCCTGTGCATAGGTGTCGTTAAAGGCAGTGATGAAAGCTTTAAATTCTATCATTTTACCAGATGGTACGTGAGTTATAGAAAATTTAAACCCATTATTGAAAAGATTATCTGAACCATCGGCATAAAAGAATAGTTTATCCTTGCCCTCTACCTTCTGTGTATGTTCTTTATAAGCGCTCATCTGTTATCTAGCCCTCCCTGCTGATGCGTCTCTTGCGGCACCGCCAACTAACTCAACAATTTTTCTATCTATTTCTTTGCCGTCAAGCATAATTGGTAGTTCCATCTTGTAAACTTCTTGCTTTGTGGTCTGGGCTGCTGGGGTTACTCCTGTAACCGTTGCGGTAACTGCATTGACAGCGCCTAGTGCTGCTGCGGCAGTATTTGCGGCTGCAAGCGCAGACATAGAAGTAGCGAATTCTATATTCTTTCTCGCCGGGATTGCTTGTATTGCCTCTGATATTTGTTTGATGTTCTCGGCTGTTTGAGGATTTGCGATTGTAGCAAACAACGATGCGAAAGCGTTTGCTACATTGACAATCAAGTCTTCAACCAGCGTCAAAGCAAAAGCAATTCCTAGAATACCGACAGTCAAAACAGCGATTCCAGCAAGTGCAAGCGGGTTGGCTATCATCATGGCAGCGAGTGCAAAAGCAACCACAGAGCCAGCAAATACTCCCATCGCTACTGCCAGTGCAAAAATTTCGTCAGCCTCGAACCCTGCGAATGATTCAACTAACAAAGACATCCCATAAGCAGCCAAGCCGATACCTGCACCTAACAAGACAGCAGCCGCTCCTAGCGCCAAGAAAAATCCAACAACGCCAGCAGTCACCGCCGCTTGTGGACCAGCCACAAGAGCATAACCAAGAGCCATAAGTGCGACAAAAGGAATCATCAATAATCCTATTCCGACCGCCGCCATACCCGCATTATCACCGAGATCCTTGAAAGCTAAAGCTAACTCGGCTGTTCCTTTTGCTGCAAGGAAAACGCCGGCACCCAACATTAGTGCTGCGGCGCCTATGGCAAGCATAGCTTTTACAGAGTTCATAGAAATACTATTGCCTTGTCTTCTGACATTGTTGGATTCTCTTTCCATTCTATTTGATAATTTTGTTGCTACTGCATTTGCCATTTTTTGACGAGTTTCAGCTATAAAATTTGCAATTCTAGCAGGCATCAACAAAGACAGCGCCCCCATTACCAAATTAAACGCCCCTTGAACGATAGTTAGTGCTTTAGTGGAAAGTGCCAACAGCGAATACGCAGATAAGAGTCCACCAAAAACTTGAACTATTGGACCAACAGTATCAGCATTTTCAGCCATAGACTCAGTAAGACCCTTGATCATATTAATTAATGGCTTCAATATTGGAATTGAAGTTGCCAAGATTGTATTCAGATTTTCCTGCATCGTGGCCATTTCGTGCGCACGTCTTTTTGCTTCTATCATCTCTTGCGAACTTTGTTGCGTTGCCCCAGAAACAAGATCCATGTCGCCACTCATAAGGGCTGCAAGTTCTCCAACGTCTGATAGTCCAAGCGAGTCTTTATAAAAATTCTTCTGGAAGTAAGACATATCATCAAAAGACATCCCGGTGTCAAGCAACGAGTCTCTAATCATTTCAAAACGTTCAGCAGGATTGGTCGCCATCATTAAGTCCATGGCATTCACAAAGTTACCACCGAGCGCAGCGTTAAGCTTCCCTGCTTGATCTGCGGCACCTTCAAAAGTGTCAAATTTGTTGGTTAGATTTACAATTGACTCGATTGACATACCAGTAGTCTTGGCGGCAATTGCAAGGTCTTTAAATGCCTTTGTTCCCTCCGAGCCAAGTTTAGCTAGCATATCACCGGCTCCCGCAAAATCAGCAGCGAGTTGTTGTGGTGCTACGCCAAGATTTTCAGCAAACTTTTCAAGATCAAGCATATTTTGTCCAGCTTGTTCTGAACTCATGCCCAAAGCTTTAGTAGAAATTTGTATTGATTTTGCAAAATCTTCGTTTGAAATGCCAGTTTTGGCCAATAAGGTAGACGTTTCGGCTAACGATTCTCTTTGTGCCTTAGAAAGCATGGTAAAATCTGTAAAAGTAGTAAAAAGTGTCTGGTAAGCAGCAGAAGTTTCTTCGATAGTGGCACCAAACTCACGAGTTCTTTCGTATGATTCTGTAACTGAACTTGCAAATTCTTTGCTAGCACCTGTAGCTTTCATAAAGTTTGCTTCAGCATCAGCAAGAGCCATTGAAGATTTTATAACTGTTTCCAAAAACATAGAACCAGCTTTGGTGGCAGACTGATGTGCCAGTGTAGAGAGTTGTTGTGTTTTGCCAATCTTAGATAAACCTGATATAACACCACCAATCGCCTTGGGGCTGAAAATATCTTCTACCTTTACAGCGCCGGGTCCTCCAAAAATGTTAGCGAATGAGTCGGATAGATCGTTCGCGGCTTCGGCTGCCTCTCTAGTTAATTTAAGAAATTCATTTTGTTTTTCAACAGCGTGTGTTAGTGATTCTAGTTTTTCTTTTTCTGCCTTGGTTAAATCCTTACTTGAATCTAGTGTTGCTTTAAATAATTTAAGCTCTTCATCAGCCGCTTTAACTGCTGCTTTTGCATTTTTTATTGATTGGCTTTCTTTTTTTAATCTCTCATCATAAAGAGCATTAATTTTTTCTTGTATTTTCTGGACTTCTGGAGAATCTTCTTTTGTGGGTCTACCAGCGGCTCCAGTTGTTCCTGCATCTGCGCCACCGCCCTTCAATTTCTTTAATTCAGATATTAGCTTGCTGATTGCTGCATCGACTTCAGCCATAGAAAAGCCCTCACTTCATTAGGTAAATAGTAACGCCACAAAAACGAAAGGCTGCGTGTGCAGCCTTAGTTTAATAGAGTTTTTGTGGCCCAGTAGGTTCATTTAGCGGCGTTAAGGTTTGGGAATTACTTCCGCCCCCCTTGGAAGCTTTTTCTATTGCTTCTTTCTCTGCTTCAAGCTGTTTCACCAGCCTATCAACAAACCACTTTCTAAGACCTACAGGTAGATTATAAGCCTCAGAAAAACTCCAACCACCCGAATACTTTAAGAAGAAAAACTGCTCATATATGTTTTCCATATATTCATCAGTTAGTCCAAAAAAAGTCCGCCGTAAGCGGCACCTCCATATCTTGCTCGTGGGAACACTCACCGCACTGGAAATGTTGAGTAAGGTCAACATTTGGTGCAGCAAGACGATATGCAAGGCGCAAATGGCGGGAGTCAATTGAGGGAACATTGTCGATAAAGTATTGTTTTGCCTGCATTGAAGTATCTCCATTTAAGGAGACTACAATCGCAGCAAGCTGACGAGTGATATTTTTTTCTGCCTTAGTCTTCCGGTCGTTTTGCATACCTGATAGGAATGTTTTTTCATCGCGGCCATTAAGAAGTCTAAACTGAACATCAACGCCGGTTCTCGGAAGAGAAACATTAAATGTTCCATCGTCATTTTCTTTGACACCTAGGTCTCTTGCATCCTCGCCATCATAAATATTGGCACGGTTTAAATCAAATGAATATTCTTGAGTAGTTCCACAAGCGGGGCAAGAAACTTTGGTATCGTATATATTTCCGTAGCCAGATACTCTTGTTGCAATAATAATAGCATTTCGATCGCCAACCAAAAGTGAATCTGGATCAATTGCTTTGTTTACAATAAGGTTTGCTATAACCCTATCAAGCGCAACACCCTTCTTTAAGAGCGTTCTTGATGTGAGCATATCCTCTTCTTTTGCGGTCATCTGGCGGATTTCAATTGAACCCTGTCCATGGAGAGGGTGACCTTCGGGATAAAACTTTCCCTGTGATGGTAGTTCTACAAACTCTGTTGGAACTACAAACGAAAAGCCGCCAGACTGTGCTGGGGGCTGGGTGTCTTGGTGTTGTGACCCACCAAGACGTTCTTTGTTTCTTGACAATTTACACCTCGCGTCTTGTATTGTCTGTTTCTATTATGTTTACTCATCTGCAACTGAGTTGAAGAAGTCGCTACCACCGCCTCTAACAGCAGAAGAATTAACTACTGTTTCAACTCTTGCCCAGTCGTATTGAAGTTCGACTGTAGCTTCGGTAAGATCGTCACCGCCGTATTCCAAATCACCATACTTGACATCTTTTATGTATGCGTTCCATAGAGTCCAAGTTTCAAGTGGGCTGCCATTGGAATCGATTTGAGTAATAATGACCTTGCCAAGAGCACCAGCAGCTTTGGCTTTTGATATGGAACCAAGAGAGTTGGCGTTAGTTGGTGGAGAATAGCCAGAACCAACTATAATATCAGACAAAGTAGCGGTTACATCTGGTTCAACTGGATCAACCATTGTTACTGAGATAGTATTCCAAGTAACAGAGCCGGGGTAGTAAAAAGTATGGTTTAGATACTTGTGCTCAGATGAAGCAATTGTGAAAGAAGGCTTTGCAGCAGTCTTTGCATACCAAAGGAGCGCACCGCCTTGAGCAGCGTTAATTCCTTGGAATTGTACAGTAAAGCGAAATTTACGCTTTGGATCTTTAAGTGTTGGATCTTGTCCAAAGTCAGTTGACCAGAATGGCATTTGTTAGATTCTCCTGTGATTCATAAGTAAGTAGTAGGTGGGGGCAAAAGCCCCCATTTTATCAGTCATCAAATGATGCACCAGTAGAGGCGATTACGAAGTCAATTGCGATAAACTCAATAGCGCGTGCTGGCTTGACCATAATCTTAGCGTATAGAACGTTCTGATCAATTAGGTCAGGGGTTGTAGTAGTCTCGTCAAGAATTAGTCGATAATCGGTAATACCAAAATCGGTCTTAACGTTTGCAAGGAATGGTTCAATAAGTGACTTGAAACGATCCCAAGTTGCTTGTACATTCTGCTCAAATAGAACTTGAGTCGAGAGAATAGAAATTTGCTTCTTAAGGAAGATAACCAAACGACGAACGTTAATTCTATCAAGTGCAGATGGACGCTCTTGAAGAGTCTTCTGTCCGAACACCACAATTCCTGTGCTGGGGAAGCTAGCAATTGGATTAATTCTTGACTCGTATAGAGTGTCGCGTTGCTTGGAAGTAAGACGTTCAGTGACATTTACAATCGGTATGCCTGCTGCTCCGTCTGTAAGCCCACCACGGTTAAATCCGGCTGGAGCAAACCAAATTTGTGATGCTCTCTCAGAACTTGCAAGAACACCCATCATTGCAACGGTAGGCGGAATCCAAACAAGCTGTCCGCTGTTTTCGTCACGGGTCTGAACCCAGGGATAGAAAGTCGCGCCGTAAGAAGAATCGATCTTTCTGTTACGAAGTGCTGTTGAGGCTGCTCTAGGAGTGGTTCCAATACGTTTTTTTCTATCTTCGTAGTATTTCTCGTGCGGAGGTCTATAGACATCTGGGAGATCTATTAACGCCATCGCATCAGCACGATCTTCACAAACATTAATCATATGAGTTGTCAGCCCTTCGTTAGTGAGACCAGGGACAGTGAGAAGGTTCATATTTATGAACTCTGCATCTGATACCGTATCGATTGCGCGTCGGTATGTGTGGACAATATAGTTTGTATCCTCAGTATCAGTAG